CTTTTTAAGACTTCGGGTTGTGTTAATCCACTACCCCCACCACTTGCCGCCGCCCATGTAGCCGTAGTTCCGTTAGATGTTAAAACATAAGTGCTTGCACCAATAGCCAATCTTGTTGCGCTATTAGTTCCGTTTCCAATAATCAAATCGCCTGTTGTGGTTATTGGAGACAAAGCATTAAAAGCCGCACCTGCCGTTGTTTGACCTGTACCACCATTCAAAATTGGCAAAGCAGTTCCGCTATATGTAATAGCTAGAGTTCCTGATGATGTTATAGGTGAGCCACTAATAGATAAAAGCGAAGGTACTGTTGCCGCTACGCTCGTTACTGTTCCACTTGTAGGAGTTACCCATGTTGGAGAACTTGTAGCGTTGGATTGCAAAACTTGACCTGCCGATCCAACTTGACCGTTAAATGCCACCGATCCATTGGTGTTGATGGTCATTGCATCTGTAGTGCTAACCGCACCATTGATAACCATGCTTATCTTTTGGTTATCCCACGACCCTAAAACAAGTGGGCCACCATAAGATTCAACAAAGGTTGCCAATGGCGTAGAAAACCCATTATTAGGATACCCCGCCGCCGAGTAACTGTAATTGGCGTTGTTAATTCCTAGTTCACCGTAGGCCGTATGACCACCATCATTGACCGCATAACTCGCATAACTTGTGTTGCTTGCACTTGTGTTTTGCAGGCTTGTGTATAAATATAACGGCTCACTTGCCGTAAACCCCGCTATAACGCCCGTATCCGTGTGCGCCGTAGCATCTCCAACATTTAACGATCCAACATTGGTTGTGCCCGATGTGTAAGGAATCAATACTCGGTTGTTAGCGTCCCCGTTAACCGACTTTTCAGACGGATAAGTTACAAATACATCTTTTGATCCTGCGCTAAAGTTAACCTTTGATGTGCCGTTAGATGACGCATAAACCGTGTCTCGGCTTAGTGTTCCACCGTAATACGTCCCAATTCCAACTTCCCACTCAGTCCCACGGTTAATCGTGTAATACGTTGTGTTGTTGTTGCCAATGACGCTAAATGACTGAAACCCTTGAGCCGCACCACCCAAAGTGATTGTGCCCGTTCCTGTCGTTTGAGTCGTCTCCCGAACCCTATCGGCTAAGACTAAACTCATTGGATTGTCTCCACCCCAATAACCATGCCGTCTGCGCCTCTAACAACCTTTTTCGGTGCGCCCAATTTCTTGACCGCCTCACCAATGCCTTGCATTGCTTGACCGTGCATATTTGCCATGTTGTCTGCCAATTGCGCCATTTGTTGAACCGCCATCTGTACGTTCATGCCCAACTCTTGCGTGACTTTTTCAGCCGCCGCTTGTTGTGCTTCCATAAGTGGCAAATCAACGCCTGGGTTCGCCCCAATCCGTGCCACCAAGACTTTGGTCGCCGCATCCAACTCCGCTTTCCAACGCTCGTATTCCTCACGCCCTTGCATCTCTCTTGCCTTGACTTGGAGTTCCTGATTAGCCATCGCTTGTGCGAATTGCTCCTTCATTTGCTCAAGTTGCATTTGCGCTTGCGTTTCAGCCTGTTGCATCTGCATCTCTAATTGCGCCTTGGTTTGCTCAATCTGTCCTTGCGCTTGTACCTTCATTTGCTCGGTCTGCGCTTGGGCTTGCATCCGCATCTGCTCGGCTTGTTGCTCGGCTTGGAGTTTCATCATCTCAGGGTTTGGCGGAGGTTGCTGTTGCATCTGTTTGGCTTTGTCTTCCAATGCCTTCATGCTCTTTTCAATTGCGCCCTCTAAGCCCCGACCCGCACGGTATCTGCGTACCAAGAATAACAACATCTCGCTCATCATTGGCAACATCTCAGGTGCGCCTTGCATCATCGGTAATGATGACTGCAAGAACCCACCAATTGCGCTAACCGCTTCTTGTGCGTTTTGTTTTTCAGCCTGCTCGTCAATCTGCGCTAATGAATCTGCCTCAACTTGGATGTGAAAGTCCCGAATCGTGCTGTTGGACAACATCTGAATCGCGGCTTGCAACAATTGTGGGTCTTGACCTTCGGGTGTGTTCATTACCCCCGACATCTCCACAATCAACTCAGGCGGATAAAACTTACATACAATCTGCGCTTTCATTCTGAATAAATCAGTCGCAAAACGCGCTACATCGCCCTGAGAGGCGCGTAATCTGAGTGATCCAAAGTTAGCCTTTAACTGTTGTGCGCCAAGCGTCTCTTGAGCATTAGACGCACCCCGTAGGATGTCCGATATGCCCATGATTTCGTAAATTGACTGCTTGACAACTTCCCTTGATGCGTAAAGTTGTTGTAAGGTCTTGATGATGGCACTTGTATCCATCATGTCTATTGCGCCTTTTAGACCGCCTTTCTCGCTCATCGCCGCCCACGAAGTTACGGGGAATAACTTGTTGTCCACCCCCTCGCTAAACATTCGCCCAAGTTCTTTAAACTCAGCGTTAAACACACCGACCGCCTTGCAAGCCTTCACCAATAGGTAAATGCGTTGGGTCAAATTGTCTAATTCTTGCGCTTGGTCTTCGTACTCACAATAATCGGGAACGGGTATCAACGAGCCGTTTGTTGTAGTCGCCAATAGTGGTTTGGGACAAGGGAAAAATTCCTCTAATTCCAATGGATCGTCACGCTCATCAAGTGCTTGCGGATAACCCTTGGCAATCCAACACACCTTCTTTGTGCGCTTGTTCCATATCTCCGCAACCTTGGCTTTTTTGCCGTATGCGGATTTAGCCGTCATTGGGTTCTTTGAGTCTACATCGTCGGCTTGGGCTTGCATGGGGACGTTTTTAAACACATCACCAAATCGCTCAATGCCCTCGTCTTTGGTCATGTAGACCCACCGCGCTACCCACCACACTTCTTCCCAATGTCGGGCGGGTGAATGGATAAAGTCTTGCCAATACACATAATCCACGGGGCTATGCGCTGAGTCAACACGCTCGATTTCCTCAACATCCGTAATTTGTGCGCCTTCTTCCGTGCCTTCCATTGTCGGCATCATCGGTTCGGGCGGTTCGCTAACAATCACGGGTTCGTATCTCAACCACGCCGTACCGCGACCAGGCAACAATCTATCCTCTACGACCCCACGCATAGCACCGTCAAAGTCGCTAAATTGCGTCACCTCATACTCAACCACTCGCTCAAGCATCGTACACGCCATGCGCCCCACGGGGTCTTGATCCATGTATCTACGGGATACTTCGGGTTTGGCTTGTCTGCCGTAAAGAGCAGGGAATAGAACGCTAATGTTTGACCAAAGGATGTTGAATTTCATCCTCGGCATCTCTATTGCATCGCGCTCATCCCGATAACGACGTACTACTTTTTGCCCACGTTTTTCCCACTTGTCAAAGACTTTGGTCGCGTGTTCAATTTGGTCGTGCCAATATGGGCCTGGGTCGTCGCCCTCATAAGCTCCATTATCTTCGTAAGCCATTAGTTACCTGCGGCAAAGAAGAACGTCACATCAAGCCCTGTGCCCGCAATCGTTGCGTATAGGCTTGAGCCAATGTTGGCAGGGAAACGGTGAAACCCAATGGCGGGGGTAATTGTTCCGCACAAAACCGTACCGCCACTCCCACCATCACGAAGCACTAAAGTGCCTACTGTCGTGTTATTGACGTAGAACCCGATAAGTTGGCAAGGGCCTGTGCTAACTGCGCCCGTTGCTGTGATGTTCTTAGCACCACCGACTTCTGCTACTGGTTGGCTCATATACGTTCCTCTTTATGTGTCTGTTCAAAATCCCAAAGTTCATCCAAAGTGATTGTCTGCAATGTCTTACCCTTTGGTGGTGGCTCATCTGCTTTGTTCTCTCGATAAGCTACTGCCATCATCCGAAAAGCATCGCTCGGGTGACTTGTCCAATCGTGCCTTGGAGTCTGACGAAATGATTTTTTGTCCTCGTCGTACTCTCGTTGATACTGTCTGAGTGCCTCTAACCCCTCATCACAAATGGGATCAAAATAGCACTTAGGTAGAATCATTCTAACCGCTTGAATACCATCTTGCACACCAATTTCGGGCACTATTGATAATTTATTCATGCCACCTAAATGTACCGCCAATTGCTCGACAATGCTCTTTCCACCGCTTGCTAATGTTTTGGCCCTTGCATCATGCGGTAGGTAATGACGGGTGTACCGATAACCCTTGTCGATCACCACCTTGGCTATTTCCTCAATGGATGCGCCGCTTACGGCATAGTAATCAAGAACGTGTATCTCGTTTCTAACCACCTGATAGAACCAAATCGCCGTGTCGTCTCGGTAACCCAAGTCCCATGCCGTCATTACATCTGCGTCGGGGTCAAACCTTAAATCCCGTATGCGCCCCTCGGCATCAACTTGGCGCATCTCCTGTCCATAGTAAGCCCCCATGATGGCGGCATCAAACGAACACTCATATTCTTGGTCGTATTGATCTTGGCTTAGTTGTTGACTTGCCGCCTTCAGTTCGGTTGCAGGCAATAACTTAGACACGCTTGCGGGTAAGCGTAACAAGAACCAATCGGGCGTTGCTTGGCTTACCTTATAGATGTCGTGAAATTGATTCTTTCCCTTTGGCGTACCCCCAAACACCGCCCACCCCAAGCGGTCTGATAACGCGGGTCTGACAATATTGCCCCAAACGCTTGGTTTGAAATCTCCGTACTCATCAAGGTAAACACCGTTAAATCCAAGCCCCCTCATAGCATCTGCGTTGTCCGCACCAAATAATCTTACCTTTGCCCCGTTTATTAAAGTGACCGTTAATTCTGACTCATTGCTTGATTCGCTAACCGCCTTGGCGTAATACTTTAGGTAGTCCCATGCCACCGACTTGGCTTGGCTTCTAAATGGGGCTATATAAGCGTACTGTGCGCCCCTTCCACCTTCTAACAATGCTCGCTTAATAATGTCGTTAATGGCGGCTACTGTCTTGCCTGCCCTACGGTGTGCCACCAAACAAGACCATCGCTCCGTCCTTTGGTGAAAGGGCATAAACGCCTGTCTTGGCGCGTAAGGAATGATTATTTCTCGTTTGCCCACTTAACCACCATTTCTATCGCCCCTTGGTCAGCACCCGTTAACTCAGTCCTTGCTAACTTAGGTACATGGTACTCAACTACGCTTTGAAACATCTCAAACGCTTTAGCAGGGTTGGGCTTTATATCGTGCTTAGGATCGCCTTCAGCAACGCTTGTCAGCCAATACTCTAGTCGGTGTGCATTGTTGTCAACAAACATCGCTATGGCCTCTCTAGCCTCTTGTGTGACCTTATTGCGTGTGCCTGCTACTCGTCCACCCGCTTTTTTTCTACTTTTAACTACTTTAGTTTCAGACATAAGCATTTAGTGTTATTCTGATAGATAGCCAAATTTTTTGGCATTTTCAATTGATTCTTTATCCATAGATATAGGAAGTTTATCAAGACCCATATCCCTTAAAACAGCATATCTATGTCTTCCGTCACCAAACACAATTCCACCATCCTTGTTTACAGAAACATTACTAGCGGTCATTGACTTTGCATCTTTTAGCCAATTTTCAAATCCTTTGTATCTTCCCTCAATACCACCCTTACCGCCTTTACCAACATATTGCCAATCAGTTTTTGAAAATGCTTTATCAAATGTTTCTGGGCTTATGTTAACTATTTGATTTCCTGTTTTTTCTTCTAATTTGTGCATTGTTACAGGCAAAACTTTGTCTTGTATTTGTAAGCTTGGTAACCCTGTTATTTCAGTCTTTGCTTTTTGATAGGCTGTTTTAGGATTAACTCCATTGGCAATAAGTTCTTGAGCGTATTTATCTTGCTTAAAAACCAATGTATCGCCTTTTGCCCTCATGTCATTTAAAATAGATGTGATTTTCGCAAAATCTTCTTGTGGATTTAAAACATTGATGTTGGCATCTAATTCTTTTGCGCCTTTGCTATGGTCAGAAATGCGAATAGGTTTATTTAAAAATCTACCCGTTGTTGGGTCTGATACCCTAAGATAACTTGAAGCCCCTGCCTTACTGCCCGAATGGTCAACTGTTACATCAAAACCCATTTGTTTAAATTGATTAGAAAAATCTTCGGCTACATTTTTTACTTCGTTTCTGTCTGTAATAGAAGTTGGAAAATTTGATTCAAAGTTTTTAATAGGTTCAGTCGCAAATCTAGGCTTCATTGCCGTAGGAATTACGTTAGCCAATGAACCCTCATTGCCATACATCCCACGGGCTAACTCATTGCCTAACAAACTTATTACGGGCTTGCCTGCTTTAACTACCGTTCTTGGGTCTAAAGGTACTAATGCCCCCATTTCGTTGGCTACACGCCCCGTTTGGGTTGTTGGTGGTAACGGTAATGTCTTTAAGTAATGTTCCGACCCATAAGGTAATTGTTTGGTTGGTTCGTATTGCGTATCCCCAAATGTTTCGGTTGGCATTGGGCTTCGACCCGCCATGTTCAGCAAATCAGGAATTGCACCAAGCAACCCCGCAACTCGACCCCTCAATATGTCCACGGGAATGTTCTTAGCCGCCTCAACATCTTGGGTTTTACGTCTGCTACCCATTTGAGGAAACACCCCAAACGCCGCGCCTTCAGACGCTAACGCTTGTGCTAAGTCATCATAGTTAGGCATTTGCCAACGCCTTTGCTAATGCTTGCTTCTTGTCCGCATTGGCATAGTCTTGGGCTACTTTAACGGGAATCCCTGCTTCCTTGGCAAATTTGGGGTTGTGTGCGGCGGCTCGCATAAAGTCCGCTTGCTTCTTTGATGTACTAGGCAAGTTCTTTCTCCTTTATGTTTACCAATCCGTCCAACATACGGCTCTTGGTGTTAAACCATTGTTGAGCATAATCGCAATACTTGTAATGCGTAAATTCGGGTATTCCAAGCGTGTAATGCGCTATCTTGGCATTTGGGTTGTCTTGCTCGCCCACCAATACATTCCACTCCTTTTGCAAGTCGCCAATC